AGATTATTCTTAATCGGCCCCCGAAAGAATTTAAGAATTCACATTCGTCTATATTATCAAGTTTTTACACAACCTCTGCTCTAATTCCAAGATGTCTCCTGATGAGAACCCCACTCTCAACAAGACCCCTAAGAACCAAACTGTTGAACTCGTTTTTCAAGATACCAAAGTTCCCGTTCCCTCTGATAACTTCATGGAATCAATCCGCTCTAACGCTGCTGCTCACACTGACACTGCTAATCAGTGGATCATTGATGTTTTCCCAAACATGACTCCAATACTTCTGTACGTTATGCATTATACTCACTTATATGCTCAAGCTACTGAATATCGCATTCATGCCAAATCATCTGTTTACACTTTGTGTATGTATTTCATGACTATTGTCTATGGATACTTCTTGCTGAATGATATCTACACCCGCCCTGCGCGGTCTGTTCATGCCCGTATTTGGATTGAATCTTCCTGGAGATCTGAATTTGTCAAATTTCTGACGACTCTTCCCGTCCCAGATATTCTTAAACCCATTCTGTCTCAGTTCCATCCTTTCACTACTGCTAGAACTAAAAATGTGTTCTTTTGCCCCTCTGCTGCTGGATTTGATCATGACCAATTTTTTGGCCGTACTTATCCTATGAATATGTTCGCTGCTATTCACGACTGCACTGCTACACTTCCTGGTAACTCTACCAGAACTGATGTTTTTCGTGATTTGTACTCAAGAATTCTGTATTCTATAACTACTCCTGCTTATACTTGCGTTATTCCTGACTTGATTGGTGCTACCCCCGATCAAACAACCCGAACAACGATAAACTTTATGAACTCAAGGCTCTACCAAACCTTTAACTCTCTGTTTAATCCTGTTCTTTTCCGCGACTCCCAGCGCCGTGCTGCTCTTGCTGCCCTCTCATTTACTGCTCCTACTTACCCGACTAACCATATCAATGCATATGATTACCTGTTCTCTGCAACCGCCCCAAATCTTAGAGAACTAAAGATTGTTATACAATCTGTGATTGCATGCTCCAAAGGTGTTTTTGATGTTTCCGGAACACTCGGATCTTATGTTTCTGATTATTCCTCTTCCTCAATTGTCCATCATGGTTACTCTACGTATCCACTCCCTGTCTGGTCTCATACCGATGATGCCACCAAACCGCAAACCTTCACTGCTGCCACAATTTTCCAACTGGTCACTGAAGATGCCAGAGCTCAAGATATCTGCTTCCTCCAACGCCCTGCTGCTGAGATTGCCCACACTCGTCGTATCACTGATTTGACTTATGCTTCAACTGCTACTCCCACTGTTCCAGCTACAATGCCTGCAAATCATGGTATATTTCGAATTTGGCCCTACTGTCTCCGCTGTGACAATGATGCCGAAAATGGCTTCCCTCGTCACGACAATGAAGATCTCGTCGCTTACTCTGATGAGATTCACACTGCTCCAAGCGTTCTTGTCCTCGATACCCCTGGTGATACTGTTATTAGTGCCCATATGCCTACCGTTGTCGGTAAGGTAATTGAGTCTTTTGAACTCGATGGCTCTACAATCGCAATGCCTGATGCTAGAAAATCACTTGCCATGCAAAACTGCATGTTTGCTGACTCTGCCATTGCTTACAAGTATGTTCGTCCTGGATCCTACTGGCGCCCTCGTGCTGCTGGTTCCATCCTGCCACCTCTTAATCGAGCCCTCCCTACTGCTCGCCCCCGTTTACCAGCTTCCTCCTTGCTTCATGACAGAACTAAGGTTTTCCTACCTCAGTTGAATGCTCATGTTAACGCTATTCCTGAAAATAATCTGCTTCCTGGATTTACTCAGTTGACTCCTGTTAATGTCATTCGCTATGTCCAGCCCTTCTTCGGTTTTCACACTGTTGATCGTACTGCTAATGATGCTGCTCTTGATGCTGTTCCCGGTATGGCTGAAGGCCATTTGATGATCTGGTCCCCATACACTTACAATCCGTATGAGTCTGATGATTATCCTCCCGTCGCCCTTGATGCGTCTAGACACTACTACCTGACTAATCTGCGTACCATTTTTGGTACTGACTACAATCTTGTTAGTGTCAAACACATCTATGAATCCTACCCCGCTGTCTAAGTGATTACTCTCCTTTTCTTTTAATTAAAGTTTAAAAGTTTTTGATGTTTAATCGTTTTCTTTCCAGCGAACACGCCTACACTGCGTGGTTCTTTTGTTTCGTTTTAATTTTATGAACTTTTGTTTATGTTTTTTTCAACGTTGTTTTCTTATTAAGAAAAAAAAAATAAAAAAAAAAAAAAAAAAAAAAAAAAAAAAAAAAAAAAAAAAAAACAAACAAAAAATAAAAAACCCC